TTTATTGTCCATCATGCTCTGGACACAGACCTTCATACACGCAACAAGTAGAGATCAAAGGAGTGACAACAAATGGCATAACAAATGATGACTTAGTTCGTGGCAGTACGAATGCTTATTCATATGGCTTATTTGTTGATTTTACATATCAATGTGATTACCTTGAATGGCTTTGTGATATGTATGATGACTATTGGACATCAACATCATTTGGTCGATTGTATGCGAAGTTATATCAACTGTATGCTTCAATGAAATTCAACAATAAGATTATTAATAGCAATCGCATAAATTATTACACACTTGTGAAAGGTGATGATTTGATTGCTAAGAATGACGAAATAATGGAGATTTTGAATGAGACAATGCCAGAGTTAGCTTCGCAGTTGCCGAATGACTTTGTTGATTGTTTCAGTTGTAGAAATAGACACAATATTCAGACAAGAACTTTAATAGTATAATCAAGAAAATATGAAACGAGAAATTGTAGATTCTTTCATAAGGGCAGCCATTCAGATACTTTCGGCTGCTGCTGTATTTCTTCACTTGCCAATTATTGAAAAACTTTTGGCTGCTTTCAATTTGGCATCTCAAAACATGGATGAAGTGTATAATGCGATCACGGTCATAATAGCCACAGCAATTGGTGTATATTCCATATTTGTTGAACCAAGCAAGGTATTGACAGAAAGTGGAACTAATAAGATAAACGCTCTGAAGCCTTCTCTTGACCGATTTAAGGCACGAGAAGAAGCAAAAAAGTAATATGGGTCAGCATGACATTTGACAAAGCTGTTGACCATATAATGACTCTTGAAGGAGGCTATGTTGACCATGCTGTTGATAAAGGTGGAAGAACGAAGTATGGCATTACTGAAGCGAGATATCCAGATGAGGACATCGAGGGATTGACAAAAGATAGAGCAAAGATGCTTTATCTTGAAGATTTTTGGTTGAAGTATTCTATCAATGATCTTCCTGATCTTTATCGTTTATTAATCATGGATATGTATGTCAATCATTCTCCAAGAGGTGTTGCATTGATTGTGCAGCGTTCTATAAATTCAAAGGCTGGTCGTGATGTACTTTCTGTTGATGGCATCTTTGGTGAAAAGACGAAACGAGCGTTGATGTCATATAGACCTGAGTTGTTTCGCATCATGGCTTTCAGAGTGGACTATTATCACAGGATCATCAAAAACGATCCATCTCAAAAAGTCTTTTATGTCGGATGGATCAATCGTTGTTTAAAATTATATGCAGAAATCTATGAACTTGACGAGACAAGACTTAGTTGACACGCTTTACATAATAGATCACAGAAAGAACTCAAATAAAATACAGACTTGTAATTTTATTGACATCGTGACTATTATTCTGACCTTTTCTTTAAAGGAATTTTTTATTGATCAAAAACTTGTGCTTCCCAAATTCTGGAATCTTTTCAAGTGGTTCAGAATTGCTAAATTCTTTATTGATGCAATCAAGCTGATCGTTTCTTGTGTGAAAGGGAAGAAGGTCACGATCAATGAATTGAGTGATCCTTTCCGGGATGCTTTAAATGAAAGAGAATTTGAACAATCTGGCACAATTGACAGACTTAAAATCCATCATTAATGAAAGTTCTTGTAATCGGAGACCTTCACGAGCCATTCTGTCTTGAAGGGTATCTTTCGTTTTGTAAGAAGATGTACAAAAAGCATAAATGCAACAAAGTAGTGTTTATAGGAGACATCATTGACTCACATTATTCATCTTATCACGAAACTGATCCAGACGGAATGTCGGCAGGTGATGAATTGACACTTGCAAAGAAGAAGATAAAAAAGTGGTACAAGACATTTCCAAAAGCTGATGTAGTCATTGGCAATCACGACAGAATAGTGATGCGCAAAGCATTTTCTGGTGGTATTCCCAAGATATGGATCAAAGATTTTACTGATGTTTTAGAAGTGGCATCGTGGAACTTTGTTGACAGAGTTGTTTATGATGATGTTCAGTATCTTCATGGCGAGGGTGGAACTGCGAGAACTAAATGCAAGGCAGATATGATGTCAACAGTTCAAGGTCATCTGCACACTCAATGTTACACAGAATGGTATGTGGGCGCAAAGTTTAAGGTCTTTGGTTGTCAAGTAGGTTGTGGCATAGATCATGATTCCTATGCAATGGCATACGCAAAGCGTGGCAAAAAACCTGCCATCGGTTGTGCTGTGATCATAGATGGAAAGACTTGCATCAACGAATTGATGTGTTTATAAATATCAATTTTGCTATCTTAGGATCAGAGGTGAGGTCGGCTGATCTTGCCTCTTTTTTTTATGTCTGATTGTATTTTTGCAATGTTTTTAGTAACAAATCTTCAGAGACCATGCCTTCAAATTTCATGCCTTGTCGATTTTTACAAGAGCAAATCCAACTCTGAATCGAGTTGTTGTGCTTCTTTGCTTCGTGTTTTCTTTTGACTTTATAGGTAATTGTTGGTGTTTTGATAGTCATTTTTTCTGTTATCATGTCAATCTTCTTTGTATATGTTCAAATAATCGTTGATATAATCTCTTGTCATTTCTTCTCCATCATTTAATCTGTTAAGTATCTCGTTTGCTCTTTTGAGTGCAGCCATTTTCTCTGGCTTTGTCAGTTTCAGAACAGGATAATCTCTGCGCAGTTGTTCTAATTCTTCACGCTTCTCTTTGCCATAGCGCAGTTCTATTCCTTCAATCATCAGTTGATCATCGGTCTGTGATCTGTTTGAGTAGCTTCCTTGTTTGTGTATATTCCACAGATTGTAGCGAAGAGCAGGGCATCTTCCTACACCATAAACGTGACCAGCTTCAAATCTGCTGTTGTCATCAAATGGTTTTGCAAGGCAAGGCTGATCTTTGTCAAGCAATACAGCTATTTTATTTATTTTTTTCTGGAGTTGATCTTGTGACTGTTTTGGTTTTATGCCGAGTTCTTTTTTGTATTGTTCTTTTTTCTTCTTCCAAGCCTTCTTTCTTTCCTTTTCCAATACTTGTTTGATATAAATGTCTTGACATTCTTCACTACACCACTTGCACCAAGTATTACCCATCTTCCTTTCATACTTAGCCTTACAAACTCTGCAAGTGTATGTATTTATCTTCTTAGGGTTCATCATTCAAATATTGTCATCTGTGATGTCTGTTCTTTAATACGCTCCACAGAAGCCTTAAAATAGTCCTCGTCTAATTCGCAAGCAACTAAACTCAGGTTCATCTTTTCAATTTTATTCATTTTATCTAATGCTATGACTATGCTGCCACTTCCCAAGTGAGTATCTAATATTTTGTCGCCATTTTTAGCATATTTTTTAAACAGCCATTCATAAAGTGCAACGGGTTTTTGCGTAGGGTGTATTCTTTGTTCGTCAGCACTTTGAGGACGCAGGTAAAACGTCTTTGCAGAAGAATCAAAATTCGTCCAAGCGTATTCGCAACTTGAAAAAGACACAGCTTCGGGTTGTTTTTTATCCCATATTAAAAAACAGCGAGTCGGAGGCATGGGAAAGTAATTTCCACCCCAAATTATCATATTGCGACTAATTCTATCAAGCTCGTAGAAGTAATCTCGGTCAGGTACGGATGAATCCCATTTTTTCCCTTTCCCACCATAATGCCCCAATCTGCCAGACTTATTAATATCAATCCCATAAGGCGGGTCAACAATAGCCAAATCAAAATAGTTGTCAGGATACTTTTTCATTACTTCCATACAGTCTGCATTGTATAATTCAACTGAAGGGCAAGGATTTTCAGACTTCATTATTTTTTCTTTTTGTCCATAGTAAAAAAGAAGAGCCAGATCGTGCTGACTCTTCTGATTTGGTTGGTTTAGAAAGGAAGGTCGTTCATCTTACCATCTGCACCGACAGAGACGAGTTCAGGCATCGTGTTTTCATTCTTCTTTCCAAGAACTTGCACTCGTGATGCGATGACCTCTGTTGTGTATCTGTCATTGCCTTCTTTGTCTTGCCATTTCCTTGTGGTGATCTTGCCTTCAATAA